AATAAAGAGAACTTTTTTAATAAAAAAGGCTATGAAATAGTGTATGAAAAAGTCCATGACTTATTAGGAGATAAGATAATCACTGATAGACTAAATAGTTATCTTAATGCAGATTTAGTTGAATCAGGAAATCTTATTAATAATGAAAAGATCAACGATCTAGAGCTAAAGGAATTATTATTCCATGTTGTTCATAAGATTCAACGAGGTGGTGGTCGGGAGATTTTTTGTATGGACATAAATACAAAGGCAAAGCAAAATCCAATTGAACAATTTTTCAAGAAGATTTGTAAAATGTTGCCAAATGAATTTATATCAATCCCTAGTAATAAGAGACACGCTATCATCCATTCAGATTTTTATGAGAGAGGTCCTGGGCCATGGGTCAACAAGATTTATAGATGGGTTTTGGATTGTCGTCGATGGGCCCCACATAGTGTTTTCCAAAAGTATATCCACTTCATTCGGGGTATGGGGGGATTATTACCAGGCGATTTTATTTCTGATTTTACTGATTTTGCAGAGTTGATGTTCAAAAAGAAATTTATTACACGAGAACATGTGTTATCGAAAATGAAAAATAATGCTAGATTTGTCCCTTACAAAGGTTTGATGAAGAAAATAGATCGTTTTGTTGATGGATATGAAATGACTGTCAAATTTTCCTTTGTTATGGGTATCTTCAATTATCTATCTACTTTAATGCACGCTGCCAATCAACTAGTTGCTTCTGAGGTAATTAGAAATATAAATCTTAGTAAAGGTAATGGCTTAGTTATATTAGATCCTAAATGTCATTCAGATGATTCAGTTGTTAGTTCTTATCATGAAAATGAAAATAGTGCTCGACTAACATTTATTTTATATGATTGGCACCTAAAATGTGCAAATCATATGTTATCAGTTAAAAAGAGTCAAATCAACGATAATATATACTTAGAGTTTCTATCAACACTTTACCTGTTTGATAGACTCCTTCCTGTGCTCCCTAAATTCTCTTCCACTATTCCTTTCAAACCTTCTGACTCTGGATACTCATCAGACATAAGTTTTGCTGTCACACAAAGTATTGAAATGTTATCACAAGGAGGTACATTTGAGGAATGCTATCTGATTACAAAATTGACTGAAAAATTTATCCAAAATATTTATAACATAATGCATAACCCTGACATACCATATAACTTTTTGGGAGGTATAGACAGTCATCCTGTTGAACTGTTATATTCTGGAGGTTTTGCTGATATTGGCAGATTTTTTTATTATGACAATGAAAATTTCTGGAAGACTTACAATCTCTTAGATAGTTTAAAAATAATTGATAGTGAAAATTCAGAATTCAGTTTGAAGTGGGATATGGGAGCTAAAAGGTCAAATGATATTCTAAAAAAGTTTTCTTATTTAGATAAATTTAATGAATTATTATCAGCTGATTGCCCATGGACTATCGAAAACTGTAAATTAGGAAATAGTACACTTAATCTAGTATGGTACTACAATAAACTAAAGGATCCAAAATTCCACTCATCTCTCATTGATGAACCAGTTGCGAGAAGATATTCAAGAATTTTTGGTTCATCAAACTATAGAAATCTTAAAACAAAAGAAGGTGAACTGATACCTGTGTCCAGGATATTATATGTGATTAATAATATAGATGACTTAAGCGATTCTTCTCAGACACTTGCTGTTGATACTTTTATTAACAAAATGTGTTCAGATCTTTTCTCATTTTATAAATCACTAGAAACAACCAAGATTATCAGCACAGAAGTCTCAAATTTCAAAGACAAACCAATTATTTTCAAAAGAGGCCTGTCAACTTTGGGAAACATTAGGTTGACAGCTGATCAATTTGTATCATATGTAAAAGAACCTTTAGGTTTCAAATTGTTGGGTATAATTGGAAATCCTATTAGAGAAGTTGAGAAAATAAAGAAACATTTGCAAATATTAAATGTGAATTGCGATCTTTACAGTCCTGCACAATTATATCAAATTGTTAGAAAATACATTAAGAATGAAATGAATGTATATAGGATAATATCACCAATGCCAGGACATGAAAGGAACGTTGATAGTTTTGGAGAGACTATTGATATGATAGCAAACAATAGTATGAAATATAAAAAATTAGTTTTGAGGAATACAGCAGCA